GTGCAATCTGAAATAGATTGCATGCGCAATTGGAGAAAGAAAAAAACAAATGAAAAAGAAAAAATACTAATTGTTGCAGAAGAAAAATACTATGCCATATATGGAATTAATGAAATAATGGATATCTTAGGCATTACACAAAGATACAAAATATAGCAAACTTTAAAATAGTGTATAAACAGTGATTACGAATAAATTTTTTTTGGCATACAATACGTATGTCTATTAATGCTGCCTAAAAATATTAAAATACATATCATTTCTTAGGTCATATAAATTCTTATTTAACAATTTAAACATTATTTTTATTTATATACTAATTTTATCTTATAAGGAATATAATACTAAAGCTTATAGCAACTTTATAGAAAAAAATTAAAAAAAACTCTTGTCAAAAATAAAAAGCCGTGCTATAATAACTTCTGTCAGTTGATGCCGAATGGTGTAACGGTAGCACCGGTGACTCTGGATCATCTAGTCTAGGTTCGAATCCTAGTTCGGCAGCCAATATGTGGCCTTATCGTCTAGTGGCCTAGGACATCGCCCTCTCACGGCGAAGACAGGGGTTCGACTCCCCTTAAGGCTACTTCCCATGTACAAACTTTTTGATTAATCGAGATTTTCAAAATTGCCTCCACCTTGTCAGGGTAGACGGTAATTTTTTTTATATATGTAGGCAACATAGCTTTTATTTTTTTTCTATCTCCTTTCATCAAAATATCTTTGTCTTTTATTAAATATGCCTTTATCATATCTTCTGTGATAATGCTTACGTCAGGTTTTAATTCTAATTCTCTTAATCGTATTTCAACTTCATTTTTTTGTTGCTCAAGTTCGGTTAATTTAGCATCAAGGCTTGGATGGAAATGTCCTGCTGCAATAGCATCTACAATAGCAGAAATACTTTTATCTATTTCTTCTTTCCTTTTTAAAAGTGTTTTTTGCATATTTTGTCTATCGTTTATAATTTCTTGATTCTCTTTATTTAAAGATTTTGCAATTTGAGGTATAATATCATCATTAAAAATTTTTTCCTGTAATTCACTCAAAATGTAATTTTCTATCATATTTTGGCTTATATCTTTATTATTACATTGCTTTGTACGTTGTTTATTATTGCATCTGTAATATGCATACTTTTGTTTTCCTAAACAACCTACCATGCTCGCACCACAAACACCACATTCTATAAGTCCAGAAAACAAATATATTCTTTTTGCATTATGTGCAGCTTGTATCTTTTTCGCTTTTTCCATCTTTTTTTGTACCTCCTCAAATAAATTTTTATCTATTATAGCAGGAATAGCATCGTCTATTATAATCACATCTTCTTTACAAATGTTATGATTATTTTTAGTTCCTTTATTGAATATGTATTTCCCAATATATCTTTCGTTTCTCAAAATATCATGCAAACTATTTTTGCTAAAAGCATTACCTTTTTTAGTTTTGTAACCGCGTAAATTTAATTCATCTATAATACATCCATAACTATAACCATCATTATACATTTTAAATATAAGTTTAACAGCTTCAGCTTCTTTTTCATTAATAACATAATAACCATCTTTTATATCATATCCTAAAGGTGCTATACCTCCATTAAATTTTGCTTGAAACGCATTTTCTTTTAATCCTTTCATAACCTCTCTTGCAAGATTTCTTGAATAATATTCAGCCATGCCTTCAAGAACACTTTCAAGTATTATACTTTCAGGGCTATCATCAAGTGGTTCTAATACGGATATGAGTCTAATACCATTCTTTTTAAGTAGACGCTTATAAAAGGCATTATCGTATCTGTTTCTCGCAAATCTATCTAATTTATGTACAATGACAGCTTGAAATATGTTCATTTCACTATCTTTAATCATTTGCAAAAATTGCGGCCTATCATCAGTAGTTGCTGACTTTGCTTCATCCGCATATATTCTAATAATTTCAATATTGTTTTTTTCTGCATATTCTTCTATTGCCCTGACTTGTGCTTCAATTGATTCTTCACGTTGATTATCTGAACTATATCTACAATATGCTACTGCTTTCAATTGTTATTATCCCTCCTTAAGTACATTAAAAAGCGTATTAATATTCCGATATATACATTTTACCGCACCTTTTACATTGTACTATACAATGCTGCACGCTATCATCCTTGAAATAGTCTGCTTTAATAGGCTCTACAGCAAGCGTTACAAGTACATTTTCGCCACATGTACAGGGCTTTAAAGGTTCTATATAGTCATGTACGGTCTTTATTAAATCTTGATAGGTTTTTGCCATTTTTATCACAACCTTTCTGATTTTGTTTTAGATACAATAAATTTATTAAATATGCTTCAATATTAAAGATCCAATTATTATTCCAGATATAAATAACAAAACTCCCCACTTTATAATTTTATATTTGCATTCTCTTTTGTTTTTTTCTAATTCCTCTGCTTTTCTTTTTAATTTACTTTCTAATTCTTCTTCTCTTCTTTTAGCTGTTTCAACATCGTTTGCTATTTCTTTTAAATAATTGCCTAAAGCAGTTGGTGTATCAAGACGCATATCTGCAACATCTTGCAATAAATTATTATCAACTGCATGTCCAATAGCTGTTACAAATGCTGGTTCCAGTTGTATAGCTTTTTCTGCTATATCAGGATCATTAAATATATCTAATCCCCAACCACCACCACGTGCCAACACAACAACATCATAATTTTTATTTCCTTCATTTAAACCTCTTATAATATCATCTTTTGTACTTAAATTTACAGCACATTGCCTTATATCATAATGTTTGTTTGCATCTCCTAGTGCATTTAGGATATCTGGCAAAATTATAGAATTGTTGCCGTATATTAAAAAAATCGACACTTTCTGCTTATTATATATTTTTCTTCTTAAAATTTCATTGACATTTTTATAGCCTTTACTAAATTTCATTTTTCTTACATCATATTTTCTTATTTCATTTTCAAAAAATCTTTTGCCTTCATTTGATTGAATATCTATGGCATTAAAACAAATATCAATATGGCCAGATTTATTTACTTTTTTATTCAAATAACCTTCTACTACATATGTATATCCATCTTTAAATTCTTTTCTTAATTTTTCTGGTATTCTTATTGTAATAAGTTGATTTTCTATTTCGTCTATCAAATGATCATAAAAATAGCCATTATAATTTATAGAGTTTTCTTTTTTATAAATTCCTTTAATTTGTATTACTTTCTTCTCTTCTTGAACAGAAAGTGCGTTAGAAAAAATATTTAAAAGAGTTGATGGAGTATATGTATCTTTTGTATTTGATGGCATAGTTATTATTCCTTTCTACATTAATTATTAAATTTTGATATTATGTTTTAGAACCATACATCACTTTCTTTTTTATCTTGTCTTATATCGCTTATTGTGTAATTTTGATTTTTATATTCTTCAGCAACTTTTTGAGCATCTTCTTTTGTGCCTTTAACTTTTACATACATTTTACCACTTGTACTTTTACCTTGAAATACTTGACAATTATTTTTTGCTTTTAAGGCTTTGTTCCGATATCATCAGGTCGTATCACTTGACAAATAGAAGGTGCATGATTAAATGCAAAATTATACTTCACATTATAACCAAAATCATATTCTTTTGCTCTTATACGTATTTCGTCTATATTTTTTGATTTTAATAAATCTTTAATTTTCTCACAGAATTTTCTTGATATAAGCTTACTCCATGTGGTTACGTTATTCTCTCCTCCATATATATAAGTACTAGGAAACCAAATTTTCTCATATTTATTACTATCTAATACTTCATTCCATATATAACTTAATTGGCACAATATAATATCAGCTTCTACAATATTTTTTTTACTAAAAATCGGACGATATTCTCTACTAATTAATATATCAGCAGCAACGCTATATTTTTTTAAATTTAGTCTATTATTCCTTATTTCGTCTAGTGATCTAATATATTGGTTAAATTTTACGAAAGAACAACTTTCTAAGTGATAATTATTTCCTTTTAAAAAATATGTCCTATTTACCATTTCTTTTATATCTTCATATCTTTCGTAATGTAAGAAATATACAATCGTAAATAAAAACATTTCCCATATCAAAAATCTAAAATGGTCAAATTCTAATTCACTTTGAATTTGTTTTTGACTTTCTAAAGAATAATTATAAATTTGTTCAAAAAATAAGGCAATATTATCACCTATTGTATCGAAATTTTGAGAAACAATATTCAAAAATTCAATATAGCTATCTCTCATTATTTTTAACTTCTCAATATTTTCTACAATTATGTCATCAAAATCCTTGTCTTTAAGAGTTTCATAATTTAACCGATATTGATCTAATTCCTCACAAAAAGCATCGGCATAATATGAAATTAACCAATTTATTCTAGAAGGATTTCTATATTGAGCGTCTTTTAATTGTTTAACTGCATCTCGTGTTTTATAATGTTGAGCTTTTTCATCAAATAGCCATTCTGGTGGTTTGCCAATTGAAGGCTTTTGATAAAGTGGACGATCAAATATGTCTCTTAAAAGTTTTTCGTATTCACGTTCAAAATAAGTTTCATCTGACATGTTAATATAAATTCGAGATTTTAAATAAGTTGGCAAATATGGTTTTCCATCGTCATCCATTTCAGTAACAATAGGAATAAATTTATCTTGATAGACTTTGTTATAAACTTCAGAAGTAATAATAGCAGTTTCTTCTCCTACTCCACCTTTTCGTGAATTCGCTTTTTCTGCATAAGCTTTGTCACATATAATTAAAACTCTATCAATGCCATCATCATTAACCATCTGTTCCATAAAAGCATATTTATCTTGTCCTTCTTTTAAGTTCCATTTATCAATAACTACATCAACACCATGATTGCATAAACGAGTAGCTAAATCAATAACCCACTGTATGTGTTTCGGAGTGGTCCATGAATATGAAATAAAAACCTTTGGTATTTTATCTATCATTGCTAATCATCTTTCCTCCATTATTTTAAAAATTAAGTAGCTTTATCATAAAATAGTTAAATATGCATATTACATACAAATTTAAACACATTGCTTTGTTGATATGTCTTAATAAAATTCTTATATAAAACTTATAATCTCTTTGCTCATATGCAATAAAATTCTATTTACTCCTAAATTTATTCATAAAGATTAATCTTATAGTTTCCTGATATACTTAAATTCTTTTAAAAATAATAAACATACAATAAAATAGCAAGTCCTATAAGAAATACTACACTATGCCATATATAAATATTTTTAGGTATGACATCTAATGGCTGTTTTATGTTCTTTTTGAGTCTTAAAAAATTTACTATGACAACATCAAGCACAATCGCAGCGATAAATAATACAATGTCTATTGCACCTATTAACGTACTACTATTTAACAAAAATTTTGTCACTATAAAAACAAAAAATCCACTTGCAATTATATTTAGTACGTACAAAAAGATTAATTTTGGTCTTATATTTTTTTGTTCTTTTATCATTTTACTGGACGATATCCTGCTGCCTTAGCTTCGGCTTCCGTCTTAAACCATGCTTCTGCTTTAGTTCTGTCATACCAAGGATCTCCAGGCAAGTGGTATATCTTCTCTCCTTTGCTGTTTATATTTCCTTTTATAAGTCCATGCCCGTTTGCATCAACGTACACTTTCTCAGCACTTGTGTTGCCTGAAATGTTATCACTGGTAGTATTGGTTGGATTAACGTTGAACGAAATTGTATTGCCGTCTGTCGTTGCAATAACAGTACCATTTAAGTCTGTTCTAAATACTTTTATGACTGCATTATTAAGCCTGTCTAATACAGACTGATTAGGATGTCCGTAGTCATTGTTTTTTCCAACGCTTATTACTGCGTATTTAGGACTTACTGCTTTAAGGAAATCTGCTGTTGTTGACGTATCAGAACCATGATGGCCTACTTTAAGTACGTCTGCTTTTAAGTTGTATCCTTTATTAAGCATTTCTTGTTCTGATTCCTTTTCTGCATCACCTGTAAATAAGAATGATACATTCTTGTATGTTAATTTAATAACTGCTGAATAGTTATTAAGGTTGTCATAACTGCTGCTGTTAGGCGCAAGGAATTGTGTTGTTATGTTACTTCCTAGATCTATATTGTTTCCTGCTTTTACGTACATTGAATTAACGTTTTTATTTTTAAGTGAATTTAATAGGTTCTCAAAGGCGTTTGTATTAGTTGTTGCTTTAGGCATATAGAAAGTTCCTATATCGAACGTATTAATAACGTCAGGCATACCGCCTATATGGTCGTCATGTGGATGTGTTGCAACAACTACATCAAGCTTACTTATGCCTTTACTCTTAAGATATGATACTACAGTGTTTCCCATTTCGGGTATTCCTGCATCTATAAGCATGTTTTTGCCTGATGGCGCTTGTACAAGAATGCTGTCACCTTGACCTACATCGATATAGCTTACTGTTAGCTTACCTATAGGTGGTGCCTTATTTGAATTGATTGTTATTACTCCATTGCTGTAATTTACTTCATCCCCTAGAGCTTCGCCAACAAACCTTAAAGGTATATATGTATAGCCGTTGACAATCTGTGCTTCTACTGCAAGAGCATGATTTTGTCCGTTGACTTTGCCTATTTTAGAGCCTATTGTAAGCTGTACGGTTGTATTATCACGTGTTCCTATGACTGTTTTTGTACTTTGATCCCAGTCTACTTTTGCGCCTAATGCCTCAAAGAAAGCACGCATTGGTACAAGTGTTGTTCCATTCATAATGATTGGCTGTTGATCAAAAGTTACATTTTGACCGTTAATTATGATTGTAGTATTGCCTGCATAAGTTGGGCCTGCAAAAGAAAGTAATAAAAGAACTGTTAAAAAGACTGATAAAAACTTTTTATACAACTTTTACCCTCCCTTACCATATTTTGCATAATAATATTATAGCATATTTAATGTCCTTATTACGTCCTTAAATAAAAAATCGAGTTATTTACTATCCTGTCACATTACCGTACGTACCGTTCAATATATGGTGGTTCATTAAGACTTAATAATATGATGCTTATTAGATATTTTGTCCTTTAACATATAAATAAAAGCATTTTTATCTATATATAAAACATCTTTTACACTTATTGTTATTATTTTTTTTGTACCATAACATTTTGGATATAAGGAACAACCTAGAAATATTTCATTGTCTTTTTTGGATTTTCTAAAAACCATATCCGACCCACAAATTGGACAATTAGAATAATAATTTTTCCAATAACTAATATGTATTGGTTTCCCTTGTTTCGTGACAAAATAATTATAAAGAATTGTTAGTCTATCAATTTTATCCTTATTATCTCCTTGTTGAATCATTAGTTTTGTTATATATTCTAAAGCTTGCTTATCTTGATTTTTAATAGCAAAATCAAGTAATTGATTTCTTTCTTTTTTATCTTCTACACATTCAATAATTTTTTGTTTTTTATCATTAATATTAAAGTCATCATATTTAATAAAACTAATATATTTTGAAGGTCCAATAGGCTCATTTACTTTGCAGGAATCGCATTTATAATAATAATGATCATCTGCCTTATTAATGCTCATAATTCCATCACATTGAGAACATTCTTTAGGCAAAATTATTGCAACTTTATATTTTTGTTCAAAATCTTCAGCAATTTTTTGTTTTAAAAGAAATAATTCCTTTCTTTTTCTTAGCATCGATCTTCTTTTTTCTTCTTTTATACTTATTTCTTCAAACTTTCTATCCTCATACGCATTGTATGCCCATTCTTTAAAATCAGTTTTATGTAGAATAATATCTTCTAAGTCCTTTTTGTCAAAATTATAAAAATCGAAATTACTATCACAAATATTTATTTGCAATACAGAAATACCCATATTAATAATTTTTTCTAGCTTATCATCATCTATAGGATGCGTTACATTGACTTCTATTAAAAGTGGTTTGCTTTGTTTTCCAGCATATATAGCAATATCAGGTATAATTCCTCCAAACCTTGTTTCTAGTTCTACTCTATTATAGTGCAAATACATTTCTTTTGCAAAATTATGTCCTGGTACATAAATTTTACTGTTTTTACTTAAAATTTCTTTTACGTACATGTGAATAGCTGTCTCAAAAGCATATTTACATTCTTCTTTTACATGAGCAAAGTGATGCGATCTTATATTCCCTTTTTTAGCAAGTAAATCTTGTCCACAATACGGACAAATGCAATTACATTCTTTCCCTTGTTTGACTTCGGAAATGTGATAAATTTTCTTATCATATTTTCCTAAACCAAAAGGTAATTTAATATTATCCATGATAAAGACTCCTAATTTTATAGCCTTTCTATTTTTTCTTTAAGTTCTTGCATGGAGGAATTAATATATATTTGCGTCGTAGTTATTCTTGAATATCCTGCAAGAGCAGAAACTTCTGTGATAGTAACTCCTATATCCAAATCATGTTTGCAAAAATAATACCTTAATTGATGCGGATTGTTAGGTTATATTTTTGTAATATAACAATAATCTTTAATCATTTTATGGACTTGTGTCAATAGAGTAAGCACAAAAAGTTTAAAGCAAGCAATATGATAATGGCATATGTCACAGTATCAAATCCTTTCTTTTACTTAATTGTTAATATTAATACTTAATTCGTCATATTGCCTTAAAATCCTTCTTATTCAGATAAAATTTTTAGAATCCTTATACTTGGATATAAAAATACACCTGCGTTTTGCAGGCAGTATTTAACATTATAATGCATTTTTCTTATTTTTGTTTTTTGTCTGTCTAGTCTTCTGGTATCATTATATCCTCCTATTTCTGACAATAATAAATATTTATTATTGTCTATTATGCACTTATTTCGTTCCTAAACATTTTGTAGATTTCAACTGCAAGGTAACCAATTATAGTTTTCTTTAAATCTTTATTATCCGAAATTTTTGTAAAAAAGGATTGGTTCTGGTTTGTACGTTCAATTTCATCTAACCGTTGGCGGGTATCTGAAGTCCGAGCATAGTAATGAATTCAAACGAAACATTAGCAAAGTCGGAATACACATATATTAGGCGTGAGCGATAGCCTTGAAGTAAACATAAGCAAATGGAGTATTTAGAAATTCATCATAAATTATCCCTCGTTTTCCAGTAAATTTTCTATTTCGCTCTTAAATTTTTCTTCTATTAGCCTGCTATCTTTCAAATATTCAAAAAATTCTGGATAAGATTTTGGACTTAAAAAATGAAAAATATATTTTTGTTTAATTCCTTTTTCTTGTAATAAAGAATTTAACCTTTCAAAATGTTCTTTTGCATATTTATATTTTGCTTTATTTTCTTCTGAATCATCACCATCAGATTTAATTTCTACCACTATAAAATATTTATAATCATTTTTTTCTATTTTGATGAAGAAATCAGGATTAAATGTTGAATTAGGTTTTTGATGTCCTCCTTTTCTCCAAGTATATTCAATACTATAAAAGCTCCTATCTCTCGACTTTATCCATCCTAATATTTTTTCGGCTACCTCTTTTTTACATAATTGCTCAACAAATTTTCTTTCGGGTTCTTTATTCGTAAATACTAAATTTACAGGTGTTTTAAATAAAAATTCATTTTGTTCCTTTAAAGCATACTTAGGTAAAGTCTCATCTTCTAATAATTGGCTAAATAATTCTTTTTGCTCTATATTTTTTATTTCATTTTTCCAATTATTAGTATAAAAAATTGAATAATCCCTTTTTAAACTACCAATACTTATACTTTCTCTTTGAATATCTTTAGTAGATATTTGTATAGGTTCTTTTATTTTGAATTCTGTTGTAACAGTTTTCCCTTTTTTTCTTAGTAAAGTTGAAAATGATTGAAAAATTTTGTTAACATTCTTTTCAACTAACTTATCTCCCTTTATACCTACTTTTCTCATTGATTTGATAATAATCTCTTTAATTCTATCTCTTGGGGGGAGATTATTTTTAGTATATTGATTTTCTCCTAATTGTAAAACTCTACCTTCCCATTCTCTTGTCTGAAATTCTTCATAAATCTTATCTAAAACTTCTTCTACACTCCATGTATTATATTCAATTGCATAATTTCTTTTTCTAGTAATATTTTCTGAAACAGATTCATAAACAGTTTCTTTGTTAACAATTTCCACCTGTGATTCTAATTTTATACCTTCTTCTTCTATTCTTGAATAATTATAAATTTCCTTATCTCTTTTATGCTCAATTTCAACTTCTTCTTTACTATAATCTAAATTATAAACTTCAAAATGATATTTACTTCTTTCTCCTCCTAAAATTGCTTCACTGTAAATTTTTGTTTCTATTTCTAAAATTTCATAAACCAATCCTTTAATATTTTTACTCCAAGCATCATGATTAAAAACAACTACTCTTGGTTGTGGGGATTGATATTCTATCGGAATTCTCAACCCTCTTCCTAATACTTGTGCAATCAACAATTTAGAATTAAATGCTCTATCTTCCCAAGGTACAATTTGAAAAACATTTTTCACATCCCAGCCTTCAGTAAGCATAGAAACAGAAACAATCCACTCAATCGAATCATTTTTGTTATCTACTGTTTTAAGTTTTGGAATATTAGCCTTATGCTCATTCGCAGATGTGGCAATCAAAACTTTCTTTTCTATTTCTTCTCTTGATAGTTGTTCTTTTTCTATTAAAAAATTAATTAAATCCTCTCTTAAATTTTTTGCACTGGAAATATCCTTAGTTACTAAAATAGTTAGTGGTTTAATTATTGGATATTTGTCTTTATTTTCTTGATGATTCTGATAGATTTTTTGAAATTTTTCATTTTCATTATTTCTATTTAAGCTATCATCTTCTTGAACGTACTCAATATTCTTTACTATCTTATCTTCAATAGCTTCTCTTAATGAGTATCTATAAATCACATCATTAAAATATTCATTTTCAATATATGCTGTACCAGTAAAACCTAAAATATACTTAAAATTATAGTCTGGGTCTAATAAAAACTCTTTCCATTTTTTTATACTTTTCGCTTCTTCGTCTCTTCCGCTAACTTTATTATAAATATGATGAGCTTCATCATTTAATACTAGAACTCTTTCTCCTATTCCTTTAAAACTGTCTTCAATAGATGAACCTGTTCTTTCATAAACAGCATGGATATTTTCAATACATATATCTCCATTCTTTACCGTTACATTTGCATTTACAATTCCTGAATTTTTATACTTAGCATTCTTTGGAATTGTTTTTTTTAACTTTGAATTTCCGCTTAGACTTTTAAATTTCTCAGTTAAACCTGTTTTAATCGTTAAAGATGGAGCCAAAACTAAAACCTTATCCACCAATCCTAATCCAAGCATTATTTGAGCAATGCCATAAATAACATATGATTTTCCTGTTCCTGTTGCTAAATCTATGTTTGCGGATAATTTATTAGAAAGTTGAATATGCTTTTTATATTCTTCGATAGTCACATACCTGTTTTTTAATTCAGGATTTTTATTATAATTTTCTTCAATTAAATCTTCAATTTTTGTATATCTACCACCAGCTAGATAAATAATTGCATTTTTAATTGCTTCTTTTTGATATTCTCTATCTCCACACAAAACATCTAAAAAACCTTCCCACTCATCTAAATTAAGTTTTGAAGGATCATAAAAAGAATTTACTCTTAATACTAAATCCTTTGTTTTATATATTTTTACTTCTTCCATGGTTACATCTCCTTAATATCTAAAACTTCAGTAAAATCATTTCCATAAATATCAGTATAAACTATCATAATTTTATTACCAGCTTCTTTTTTATTCATTTCAAGAATCAAAGCATTATCTTTAATCTCTTTTAATTTTTCCCTTATATTATCTTCTTCTTTTTTCTTAGATCTCCTAGGCAATAATTCATCAGCAAAATATACCTCGTCCATCTCAAAATATTTTCCATTATAATTTTTATCAATAAATACAGTTGATAAAGTTTCAAAATTATTTAAAATTTTTCCTTCTTCATCCTTATAATATTGACTTCTAAATTCTTTAATAATTAGTTTTATCTTATCTTTTTCAACTTTCAATTCACTTTTAACTTCTGGTTGTCTAATAAAATGAAATCCTATAATTTCTTCTAAACCATTAATATTTTTCTTACTTTGAGGTTGTCTTAACTTTTTAAATGGAATTTTATGTAACTCTTTTATAACTTGATATGGAATTTTAAGAAAATAATACCTAATATTTCCTATTTGATAATAATCTTGTATAAAATCAACATAATTTGCCGGAGCAACAACATAAACTCTTCCACTTATTCTATCTCCAATTGTATTTTGGATATTTTGTAAATAATTTTCATCAACAGAAGCATCTTTAAATTTTATATAATTAAAAACTTTTACAGGATACTCTCCTTTTTTTCCTTCAAATTTTAATCCTGCTATTTCAAACTCTTTAATCTCAAATTCAAAAAGTTCTGATACAAACGTTAAATACTGTTTCCATTCTAAATCTAATGCTTGTTTTAAATCATAAATACCAAGTCTTGCTGTAATAAAACTTCTTGCTTTTTTACCATATTTCTTTTTTGGATCTTCTAAATCTTTTGAATTTTCAATCTGTAATATTCTTTTTTGCATCGTGTAATAAGCAAATTTTCCAATATCTACTACCAACCATCTTCTGCCAAGTTTTTCTGCAACAACAGCTGTCGTACCGGAACCTCCAAAAAAATCCAATACTAGGTCTCCTTTCTTTGTTCCAGTCAATATTACTCTTTTAAGTAATTCTTCTGAATTTTCTGTAGGGTATCCTGTTTCTTGACTATACCCAGAAATATCCGTCCAGTTAGAATCTACAGTTTTATCTTCGTCAAATTTAAAGCTTGGGGAATAATCAACCGGTATTTCGACTCCATTTTCTATCTTTCTTATTCCTGATGAAAATCTATCTCGGCTTTGGGCTAAATAAATAACCCCTTTCTTATACATTTCATCTATCTTAGATTGTACAAATTTCCAATGCATACCAGGCGGAGGAAGCAGAGTCACTTTATTACCATCTGGGTCATAAAATGTTCTTTCAGCAGGATTTCTTTCGCCCTTCATAAGCATATTTGTACCTTTAGCTTCACTTTCATATCTCGGTCTTTTAAACGGCGCAAATTGGTAATTAGGCATTTTAGAATATAGATAAACAGAATCAGTTGCTGTGCTGTATTTTCTGGTTCCACCAAGTCGTTGTTTTCCTCTGTTTACTATAATTTCATTTATAAAATTATTTTTACCAAACACTTCATCTAAAACAATTTTTATGTAGTGTCCAAAATTATAACCTTGTCTAACGAAAATCAGACCATCATCTGCCAATATTTCATATGCTATTAATAATCTTCTTCTAATAAATTCGACATAATCTGCGCCTTTTCTTTTTGCGCTATATGCATTTTGCCCTTTATTTCCATCATATTCGTCTCCGGTTCCAAATGGTGGATCAATATAAATAAGCTTTACTTTCCCCTTTACTTTATCTTTTATTAAAGGATCCTTATTTTCATAAACTGTTTTTAAAAACTGCAAATTATCTCCAAAAACAATCATATTTTTCCATCCGTCATTCCAACTTTCTCTTTCGCCATTAAAGACTTTATCAACTTGCAAAGGAACAGGGAAAACTCCGTCTTCATTTGCAAGTAAATCTTCTTTCCTTATCTTTCCAGCATAAACTAATTCATATTCTTTTTGCTTTGTTGGAAATAAAAAATACTTAAACTCTTCAGGAAGATCTTTGCCCTCTTGAATAAGTTTTATGATATATTCTCTTTGCTCTTTAGTTATTTTTTCCATATTTACCACCTTTGTTTATAATTAAATACTAAAATTGTTTTCTATATTATTAGAATCAGCCAATAACTTTTCAAAATCATACTTACTAGTATTATTGAAATTTTGTTCTGCAACTTTATTAAGTATAAATCCAACATTTTGCATATGCATACTTTTAAGACTTTATACTTTTTAAAAAAAGCAAAGCTTCACTTTACGGACGTCAATGACATAAAACTACTACCTCCGCTTTTAATCCTATTTAACCACCAAAAATATTTACGTGTGCCGAAACATCAGCATAAATATTCTTGGATATTAATACCTTATAAAGCTTATTCGACATAAATCGAAAAATTCCTTCTACGGTTCATAAAAAAAATTTTATAAAGCTTAACATAAATAATAAAAACAGGCACGACAGCTTTCGCCATCATGCCTGTTAATATCCACCTTAAGACTATACTATTTCTCTTGCATTTTTTATTCTTGTTTCAAAGTCGTTAACAGTCGGATCAATTTTGTTAATTAATTTGTCTAATAAATTTTGGTTTTTTATTCTGCGTTTATATTGTTTTGGCAATATTTTAATGTATTTTTTTAATTGCAATAAAGAATAGAAAAAGTTTCTACTTTCTTCGTAATCTAAAATTATATCTTTTAAATCATTAATGTCTATTGTTTCATTTTCAGCAAACATTTGTGCTATATTTAAATTTGTCCAAAGTGAGTATTCAGGAAAATATATGTCCGATAAAATTTCTTTAAAGTTTTGTATATTCAATTCATTGGCAAATTCGTCTATTTGTTCCATTATATATTCAATTCTTTCCTGAACCTCTGAAGCTGATAGCATAGGAATTGAATTTTTCGCTACATACTCAGCTTCTTCCTTTATGGATTTTCCTTTCAAAATACTAGGTATGGAAATATCTATGGTTATTTTCATAGGCTCTTGCGGGGCTTTTAGCAAATATTGATATAGTTCGTCTGTGTCATAATCGAATGATTCATATTTGCTTGGATAATATGACACATAACCAGTGTTAAAGTATCCCTTTCTTCCTGCACGTCCTGCCATTTGTATAAATTCATTTTTTGTTATAGGTCCGTCGTAGTATTTTGCAAGCTGTGCAAATACTACCGTCTCGGCAGGAAGATTCACACCTAATGCAAGCGCATCAGTGCCAACCATAATGTCCAAAATGCCATTTCTGAAGGCAGTCTCCATAAATAGCTTTTCTTTCGGCAATAATGAACCTACATACATACCAACACCTTTATAACAAATATCAGGAATATCAGAAACCGAAAAGATTTCTGCAAGTTTTTCTAATATACTGACTTTTTCAGTTGCAATTCTATTTCTATTTTGTGCTATATCGTAGGCAATAGATTCAACACCACGCCTTGAAAAAACAAACACAAGTGCATTTTGCAGTTTATCTAATATAACAGGTTTTTTATCAAATATTAATGACGTTGCTCTTTCGTTTGTAGCATACAGTGAAAACTGTCTGTTAGACAGTCTTTCAAGATATTTTTTGACAGTTTCAGGATGTCCAAAAGTTGCCGACATAACTAATATTTTTGATGTCGGATTGCTATTTGCAATTCCGTCTATATATGCTCTTGCTCTTTCAGGATCAGTTGATACATAGTGAAATTCATCAATAACAACATTAAGGTTTGGGCATTGAGCATATTTGTTTGTATATATTTCTTGAGTACAGCATATCACAGGTGCATCTATGTTTCTTTTAAAATCACCTGTTTCTAGCCCGACATTAATGCCCATATTTTTCAATTCTATATATCGTTCGTTGCTCAAAGCTTTGATTGGTGCTGTAAATATTATTTTGTTTATTTTGTTTGTTGGCGATAGTACTTTTTCATCTTTATCTATTAAGTTAGTCCACATATAGGCAACTTTCGTTTTGCCTGAACCTGTAGGTGCTGATAACAATGCATTTTCTCCTTGTATTTTTTCTATTGCTTCTTTTTGCCAATCATATAACATAGTAAAATTCCTCCTTTAATTTCTTTTTATTATGGAAAAAGGTATAGGAACAAAGTCCTATACCACTTTTTGACGTTTTTTCCAAACTAAATAATCGTCAATACCTTTTCCTAAACGCTCATCCCATGTCTTATCATGCACCTCAAAGCCTGCCTGTACAAGCTTCTTTTCAAGTCTTTCTTTAGCTTTCTGCACATTTTTGTTGTTTTTTAAATCCATGTCGTAGGCTATAAAGATACGTTTGGCATCAAGTTCTTTTAAAACTTGCTCAATGCCTTTTATTGCGTTTACTCCTGCAACTGACACAAAAGTATATCTGCTTAAAAAATGTGCAATATCGGCTTTTAACGGTCCTTCAGTAACCAATACAGTCTTTGCAGGTACTCCATGTACGCCTATCCATGCGTGTGCACTAGTTCCACTCAATTTCCCCCGTGAAGAAAACCACACATATTTCCGTTCATGGTCGTCATCAAGGCGTATTTGCATGCCTTGAATACGTCCTTGAATGTCACGTACTGGTATGAAAAAGCCGTTGTTTGAATAAAAATCCCAGTACGTTTGATTTTCTTTTTGGACTTGAAAGAAGCCTGGTATGCCTTTGAGGTTCAATCCTTCTTGCAATAGTTCATTGCATATTCTTAAGCGTTCCTGAGGACTTGTAGGCACTGACTTATACAAATTTCTACCAGTTTCTTCCCAAGAAAGCCCTCTGCGAATAAGATTTTGTAAATGTTCGCCTTTAAGAGTTAACTTGTCTAAAAAAGCCCTGTATACTTTATCACGTTCATTGATATTTGCAACAGGACTTTGAGGAATTTTTTTAATTTCGATTTTAGACACCGTTTCAGGTGCCATGTTCATTAATTCCTTAAACGCTTCACTATTATTTATTCGATGTAGTCGTGCATAAAGTCCTATTGCGTATCCTTTTTCTCCGCATCTTGTGCAGTGGTAAGCATCTTTTGTTATATTTAGCATAAGATGACCATGTTGCGGACTTTTTTCTGAATCTCCACAAAACGGACATCTTGCCATAAATTCCTCGTTTGATACTTGTCTTAAAATCATTATTTTTGACTTTTGAGCAACATTTAATATTGACAGACGTGGATCGTTATAGTTTGACATGTTTATCGAACTCCTTTCTATATATTGAAGTAAATTGCATTTTCATTATCAAAGCCTTGATTATACTGCCATGATGGTATCAGTACAGGCTTGCCAAGTGAAAGGAGTTTTGATATTTGTTCAGGATTATCTTCGATATAAATGTCTGCCTCAAGAATGTGTTTTGTGGCTGTAAAGTATATTGCATGTTCATTCCATATTCCTTGCTTCTCGATCCACTTTCTTGTCAATTCTTTTAACCTTATGTTTCTGCTAGTTGCAAAAAATATGTCTGTGCCTAGTTCATCAAGGGCATCTAAAATTTTGCAAGTGTTTTTGATTTTTTGAGCCTTGATAAACATTTGTATTGCTTCATAAGACGTCCAGAAGTCTTGATCAAGTACAGGATTAGGATATTTTGAAATGTCATATCCTGCTTTTTTGAGTTGTGTATTGACGTCAGCAAGTGTGTTGTCAATATCACAGCAAATTAACTTGCCTTTTACGTTGGTTAAAATGTTTGTAAACTTTCTTAAATCCTTGACTTTTCCACTAAAATACATTATATTTATCATAATTTCATCATTCTCCTTTCATCTTTAATCAAAAAAAGTAGGGATAAAAATTTCCCTACTTTTTAAAACTCAATTTTGAACAATTCTTTGGATTTCATCTTTATCAAGTCAGGCAAGAATGCATTATCACCATTTAGTATGCACTCTGCCATGTATGTGAAAAGTTTTCCTGCCTTATTGTCAAATTGTGAACTGTCGTTTTCTTGATATTCTCTATTGCACTCGTCATTAATATTGACTAATGCAATATATAAGTCTCTAATTAATTGTTTTTGATACTCCGTTATCATTTTTTATCTCTCCTTTACTTTTTAAAAATAAAAAAAGGACAAGAACTCTTGACATTCTCGCCTTTTCAGTCAGCGCACACGTACCTGTGCACTTCCCTTTTAGTCTTTGTTATCAAGTCCAATCTGCCTTCAGTCCACGCATCAACTCCGTCAAGAACAGTCACAACGCTTAATTTATGCGGATTGTTAAAAGCTAGTATACAGGCATTGTTGTAAGCATAATCAAGTATTGTAAATCTCTGGTGCGAATACCTTAAGTCCTTAATGCGTTCCTGACATGACATAATAGACTGTATAATGCTTTTTGGATTTTTTTGCCTTTGCTTGCATCTTAAAATAGAATGGGGCGAAAAGCTTATTTTCAAAGTTTCGCCCCATAGAGTAACTAAATATTCATATTTATTGATTTGTAGCATTCATACCTCCTCCTTTTCTAATTTTGTATACGGAATTTTTCGTGTACAATATTATTACCTGTCCATTATTATAGATACTGTAAATGTATTTAACTGGACTTGTCGTCAGGACTTTATTATTGTCTAACTTTATTACTGCTTGATAGCCTGGACAGGCATTAAGTATTTCTCCTTGAATTTCTCTAAAGGTTTCTGATGTTGCAGTTTCTTGATTAATAACTGCTGTATACCAATCATTTATGTCGTCTGCAACTTCAGAAAAAGCTTTAATGAACGGATATTTTGTAATGAATAAGTCTTGAATATCGTTATTCGAATCATATTTTTCAAGCATTTCGTTAAGCTTATATGCAGCCTTTTTGAAGTCTTGAAATGCTTGAATTAGGTCTGATGGCAGTTCGTGAATTTCGTTGACTGAAATTATCTGTTCTTCAGCACCATTCTCAAGTCTTTTTTCAAAATTTTTGAGTTGTCCTTCCGACATTGTTTCCGTCCATTCTTTATTACCTAAAAAATAAGTCACTCTATATTTCTTCACACCAATTCCTCCTTTTCACTCAATCATATCAATCAGTTTCGTTTTATCGTACAGAACAATCTCTCTAAAAATTTCCTCTTTTTTGTCTCTTATTATGTCGCTCAACGGACCTTTATTGTCATAAAATGTGCATTGGTAGCGTCCTGGCTGTTTTGCACAGGGCGAAACAATGCAACGAAGTCCGTTTCCAAGATCAAAGGAAACTGCGGTACAATTGATGTACCGCAATAATTTTTTATATTGTTTATCATACTGCCTTGCGTATTTTTCAAGCAGCACAATCATCACTCCTTTATAATTTTTAAAACATACCAGAAACTGTCCTCCTGCTCAACTTCAAAAGGCATAGAATGTTTCTTAAGTATGTTGACGAATTTTGGAAGATGATCTTTGCCTACATGAATGTATCCATGCCTATACAAAGTGTTAAAAAAGCAGGAATATGGTTCCTGCCTTACGTCCTCAAAAACTTTCGCAAATTTTTCCTCCTGACTTTTAGAATATGGCCACATAATAAAGTCCTCCTTTTTTTCTTCAAAAATTAAAAAAGGCATATTCAAAAACCTTACTTTAGTTTTGAATATGCCTTAATTGACGTGGATTTCGCCTTTTAGATTTTTAAAATGGTTACATTGATGATAGATTTTGAAATATTATTTTGATCCGCCTTTGAAAATTTCCTTATGATAATTTTGATATTTTTTAAGCTATTGATAGGTTTTGAGTTGTATGTTTGATGTAATATATCCTGCAAAAACAATTGATAAATCAGTTTATTGATTACTTCTGCTAACACAATAGGACTTATATATAATTGACATTTATTATCTAAAAGTATTTTAGAGACGTCTATACATTCTTGAAATTTTCTGTCCTTTTTGTCCAATAAAGCTAATAAAAAACAAGCGTCAATAAATACGCTTGTTTTTGAAGAGAATACTGTATTATCAAAAGGATATACAATTTCCTTCATAAGCCAATTCTCTCCTCTTCGTACATTTCTCTCATCGATTTTCCGCCACCACATATGACAGGAAATCCTAATTCTGAATATTGAATTATAGGAGTTGGCTTATCTTTGAATTTAAAAATTTTATTAACTTTTTTCTTGGAAGCTTTTTTCTTCTTTTTCAATTTAATCGCCTCCATCATATCAATCTCTCCTTTTATTGTACCACTCACTTGAATTTTTGTTAACATATAAAATTCTCCTTTCTTTTAAAAAATATAAAAAGGTATGCGCATACCTTGAAAATTCTGGAAATATATGCACATACCTTTCTTGCTAAACTAATCCACCTTTTATCACTGTGTACCAAAACATTTAGTCACACAGCGGTACACACTTATGCCTTCCTCCAATAAAATGGCATGCTTCAACATGCACAAATACCTAATTTTACGGCAGTGGGTATTATGCCGTTCAAGTACGCTATCAACCACTCATTCGAGATCCTCCTCCGCAATGTGAGTGGAACGGAAAATATGGAGGTTCGTACTTTTTCCGATAGGTTGACTTGAATTTCTAATTTAGTATATGCTCAAAAATTAAAAAAAGTCAAGAAAAAAATAAAAAAGCAGGCTTGTTATGCCTGCTGTAAAGCGTCAAAATCGAAACAAAGTTGTTCGACTGTTTGAGATTTTTTCTTTTTGGAATAATTGACTTTGACAGTTTTAAAGAATGTTGATAAATCAATGACATTATCGCTTTGAGCCTGCCAAATCTTTTCTATACTAATGTTCTCGTCAAGTCCATTGACAAGGCTTTTTGCAAGCTCAACCATGATGTTGCTTGTATTGGATAAAGCTCGCAAGCCTTCTTCTGAAAACTTTCCTTCAATGTTCATTGCAGCTTCAAGTTTACTGCCCATCAAGGCAAGTGCATTGTACTGTAAGGTGTCTTTATAGACCATAAACACAACTTTAACAGGTTTTGTCTGTCCGATTCTCCATGATCTTTTGCTTGCCTGTCTTAACGTGAACGTATTGTAGCCTGTTTCATAAAAAATGATTGTAGGAAAGTCCAGAAGGTCAAGTCCTGTTTTGACAAGCTCAAAGTTAGAAATAATGCACCTGTATCCGTCCTTGACTTTCTCGTCAAGCCATTCCTCACGTTTTTCCTGCTTTATTGAGGTTTTAAGTGTGCATGTTTTAATACCTATACCATTTAGCAGATTTTCAAGACGTTTTGTGACGTCTTTTTGTCCTGTGAATTGTGCATATATAAACACGTTTCTGCCTTTGTTAGTTTCGTCTAATACATAATTTAGCAAATGCTGCTCTTTGTTATAAATAAAATCTTCAGGCAGGTCTTTTGGAACAATTTGATAATAGTCTGTTACAGGTATTGCTTCGTTGTTGAAAGGACTGTCAGGATACCTTAAAAGCGTCATCAGGTACGTTGACAGCATGTTTTTGTCAGCATTAAAGATTGCATTTTTAAGTTCATCTGCCAGATCGTCATAGGCTTCTTTAAGTTCGTTATCAGGTTCTATAATCTGGACTTCTTCTGTGTATTTCGGCAGGTTTTGCTGCAAGTCTGATAACTGGAGAAATACACACTGATCTAGCAGAAATTTTGAAAATATTAAAGGTGAAATGACAGGAAGCATGCGCTTTTTGGTACTTTTTTGTCTGCCTTTTGATGTTTTGTTATATTCACTGTCTTTCTCCTTGATTATTGTTTCTATGGCACCATACCGCTCCACAAAAAGTGTTGTATCGTTATATTTTATTCCGTCCTTTAGCATTGCTTCTGGATTAAGCCTGTATAGAAGATAAAATACATCTGTCGGATAACCTCCAAGCAATGTTCCAGTCAAGGCTATTGTCTTTTTGCACGAGCTTGACAAAGTGCCAAAGCTGTTTCCTTGCGCTGTGTCTCCGCCTTTTAATTCGTGTACTTCATCAGCGATGAAATAGTCGAAAAATCCTTTCATGTGACGCTTGATATATTCTGCTACGGGATACCTGCGAAAACTGTCTTTGTCTGCCTGCCATAGTTTTGTTTTGCAGTACGGACATTTATCGTTTTTTGTTGTATGCGATTTAAAATAATCTTCCGTCAGAGGAACGTCATCTTTGTCTACAAATGTTTTTCCGCATACAGGACATGATATATGTCCGTTCAGATGTTTTATAACAGCAACTTTTTCGGCGTATCCTAATTTTGCTTTGTCCTTTGATATGATATAGTATCTTATTTTGTCCTTTGTTTTTGGTATTTTTAAGACATCTTTCCAGCTTTCCATTATCACTGCATTTGCATCAGGTATTGTAGCTGCTATCTGCCTTTTCCACTTGTTAACCAGATGTCCAGGACACATGACAAGTGCATTATAAGGCTTGCCATCAGCATGAATATACGGTATTGGCGGTCCTATCAATGCTGTCTTGCCAGTTCCCATTTCACCTACAACAACAATGTTTTTCTTTCTTTTTAGTGTTTCGACAGACGCCATTATAACGTCCTCTTGAGCCTTAAAAGGTTTTATTTTTAAAGTCTTTATAAGTTCGTTATTTTTAGGCTTAAGAGGATCATATAAAGGCTTGTAGGTTTCTTCGATTTTCTGTGAAAATGTATTGGAATATTTCTTGAGGTAGTCCGCCATTGTTATGTTATCCACGTCAAAGTCAAGCTCACCGTTAATGGTTATACTGCCACATTCAAGTCCTTCCAAAACTATTTCGGTTAACTCATCTTCAGTTATATTAAGCCTGTATACGTCTATATTAATGCCATATACATTTTGATATAACAGATAATCTTGATTTATAAGCTGTTTTATAAGCCAGTCTGCCCACCTGTCTAACAATGGCACTGTGAATTTTTCCTGCAAGACTTTCATAACTGCATGTGTTTTGTCGTTATTCCATACAATAATAAGTGGTCTTTCTACTTGCATATTAAAGGCATCTTCAGAAATCATTATTGTGTGCGTATATTCGTCTATTTTTTCAGAAAAAGTCTTGTATCCTCCTTTTGGATAATAATAGCCATGATCAAGATTAATTGTTTTGCGTTTCCATATTGCAGCTTTAATGCTTTGTACGGCACTGTCAAAACCTGCAAAACTGACAAAGTTAAGCTGCCAGGTTATAGGATCGTATGAATAAAAATCGGCGTATGCATAAACATACGCCTTTTTCTCGCTGTCATAAACTTCTATATTGTACATTTCTGAATTCCTCCTTAAATTAATTCTTTTATTTCTCCATTTTTTGTCAGTATCTTTATGCTGACACTTAATTCTTCTGTTTTTTTGACTGTCTGTTCGCCTGTTTCTTCATCCTCCTCCAGGCTTTTTCTTTCAGTTTTATTAACAATGCCTTTTACAACATGTCCGTCCATTTCACCATTAAGGCTGCCAGTTGCTAACAGAAGTCCTATGTGTGCCATGTGCAGTGGCAATGGCGGACGTTTTTCTTCCTGTTCCTGTAGTGTTTCAAATTGTTTTTTGACATTAAATAATAAATTCGATTCTGAAAGTTTTTTCTGTAAATAATTTTCATCAATATAACCATTATTGAAGTACTTTGGCGGAATCGTTACAGGAACTTTATAGACAGGTTCGGATAAAAGCGGTATTTCTTCTAAATTTGTATTTGCTTTTTCAGCCTTTAACAGTTTTTCAACATCACTTGCGATAACTTTTTTGTTTCTTTTTTTGATGCCGAAAATAACAACCTGTTTATATGCCTTATATTCTTCGTCAGTAAAGCGGTATACTTTTATGTCAGCAAAAGCATAGCTTAAGAGTCTTGCTGTGTCATGTATGATATGCTGTGGAATTATATAAACTAATATACCGCCTGTAGTCAGGTACTTTATTGTCTTTTTAAGAAAAATCAATTCTTTTCTTTCACCATTTTCGTCAGTATCATATGGCGGATTTAGAAAAAGTATGGAAAAGGCATTGTTTTGCGTTATCATTTCTTCATATCCACCATATAAAGTACGTGTGAGTTTTTCACAGGCTTTGCTATATCTTTGATAGTCCAGTTCCACGCCATAAGTGCGTCCGTTATTGTCTATTAAATTACTTATTGCGTCACCTTCACCACAGCATGGATCAAGGACGTTATATTGCGTTGGAAAATCTAAAAAAGACTTAATGCGATCTACTATACTATTGGGCGTAGGATAATAGCCCATCTTATATTTTCCTTCAATTCTCATTTAACTTCCTCCTTTAACATTTTTTGTAGAAACTTTGGCAGCTTTTTTATTTGTCCTTTTTGCCACAATGTATATATTTCCGCACACTTGCACTGAAACTGTCCGTCATTAAGTATCCCTAAAGCTGCTTCTGTTTCTATTTCTTCTTGTTTATGATTCAGAAATATAAGTTGTCTGTTTTTGACACCAATTTTATGAATTCCTCCGTTGCAATACAGGAAATAGTACATCTCACGTCCTCCTTTATTTAAAAAAATATAAAGGTGCAGCTAAAATTAATTAGTTGCACCTTTTGATTGTTACTTTATGTTGTATTTTTGCGCAAAGTAGTTAACAACGTCAGGTACGTACTTTTTATAGTACGGTTGATTGTCTTTGCACCACTTTTTAAGTTCTTCTTTTGTTCTGATTGGTCTCATAAAGCTTCTACCTGACTGTATAATGTCTAACTGTGGTTCTAATTCATTGATAAAATCTCTAACAGTCCAGCCTTCATAAATTTCCTTATCAAAATTTATTTTTGCCATTATAATTCCTCCTTTTCACTTTTTTGTAAAAATGTGCTTTGCAACCTTTTGAAAAGTTTTGACGCACTTTTAGGATCACTGTAACTAATTCCGTATCCTTCACCAAAGTTGCAGTGATCCCAGTCTAAAAAATTATCCCAGTCCAAGTAGATTATGCCTTTAAGTCTACTCTTTCTACCAGTTGTCAATGAACGGAACTCTTTTTCAGACAAATAATGTCTGACTATTTTTTTAAACCAACGTGGATGGTCTAATCTAAACAATTCCTCGCCTGTACCTAAGTCTATAATAGATGTACCATCCGCCAAATTGTTAAAATATATTAACAGGTTGTCTTCTGTGACAATGGCATAATCATATACGCCATCATACACATCGCAACCATATATTACGCCTTTTTGCATTTTATCTAAATTTCCTATGCTGACTGCCATTACAATTCCTCCTTTGGAAATCTCCAACATCCTTTTTCTTCAGTCCAGTCACATTCCTTATAACCATCCAAATGGTCATAGCAGGTTGAACAAGGATTTAGAATGTGACCGCAATTAGGACAAGGTGTAGGCTCGTTTGCAGAGATTTCTGATTCTGTTCCACACCACGGACAATACTCGTACGTTTTTTCTTCCATCATTCTTCCTCCTTCACGCCTAATATATAGTCAACAGCCTTCTGTGCCTTGCCTGATGCGTGCACGATTAACGTCATGTCATCTTTTAAAACCTTAATCCAGCTTTGCAGATACGCAGCAGAATTTTCAATAGTCCTATTAAGAATACCAGCATGTTCACATAACATGGCAGCACCAAGCTCTGCAACAAGTTCCTCTTTAGAATAGCTGTCACTGCCGAACATATGCTCATCAGGACTATTGCCGAACCTTTTAAGTCTTGTTTCATGTCCTGTTGAATGTACCATTTCGTGAAAAAGCGTTGAATAATACTCATTAATATCTCTGAAAAAGCCCTTTTCAGGCACATTTATAATGTCTTTAACTGGATAATAGCAGGCTTTATCAGGATTTTCATGGACTATTTCAGGGCATGTTTTATAGCCTGATATAACCTGTTCGGCTTCTTTTATAGGATCATGTTCGATCTTTTCAAGCTTTGACGGTATGCCTTCTACGTCTTTTAAATTAAAGACGTGATAGTACTTTAATACAGGTATAGAAATTTCTTTTTCTTCTTCCTCTCCAGTTTCAACGTCTTTTATTTTTTCTGTTTTTTTGTATGACGTATAAAAGACAACCATCTCTGCCTTTGCGCCTTTTTTGATTTTGCCTTTTAACTGCTGTATTTGATTGAATGTCAAGTATTCTCCGCCGTCCAAAAGCAACTTGTTAACGCCACTGTACGGTTTTCTTGTTACATAATTTAAGGCTGGAATACTGTTCCAGCCTTTTCTCCACGGTATAATGCCTTGTTCCATTTTTTTTATTATACGGTCAGTAACATATTGGTAGACCTTATTCATGATTCAATTCCTCCTTTTGTTCTAACCATTTTTAGGTATTCTTTTATATAAAGATGGATTTTTGTCCACCCACGGTCCATCTACTGTAGTAAGAGGAACAGCAATTACTACTGGATAACGTACAAGTTTAGGTATAGCAACAACTATAACTGGTCTTTTTCTTCTTGTTCATGTCCTCTAGGAGAATGTTTAGGCAATAAAATAAGGAGGATATCACCTGGTTTTAAATCAGTTCTCATCAGGTCTTCCTCCTTCTACAACAATTCCAACACCTTCAATATATTTAACGGGTCTGCCTTTAGGTGGTCCTTCGGGACCCCAATCAAATTCAGGAAAGTTTACCAAATTTGCATTTAGCCATGCTTTATCCTCCTTAAGTATTTCTCTTTTGTTTTTATTCTTTAGACGTTTCATAAATTTTATCACCACCATTTTTTCCTTAAATTATAGTTGACTTTTAAACTAAAGCAAAGAGAAAAATCCTCTCTTTGCTTTAAAAATGATAATCTATTGCTGAACCAAAGTAGTATTTTTGTCCTTCTTTCATTTCTCGTACAAATTCGTCAAAAGTAGCCCAACATTTATTGGTATATACATAAATCCCATATTTTTCTTCTATTAGATTTTTTATTTCGTATAAAAATAGTGTATTTGAATTGCCAATGAAATCTTTGAGAGTAAGATTCGCAATACGCTTTTTAAGTTTTTCTAATCTCGGTTTAAAAAATTTTTCTTTAAAACCTTTCTTAAAGACAATTGACTGCTCTGTTGGATCATGAACTATGCCGTAAGGCGTTAATGAAATAACAAGTTCACTAATCGCTGCATCTCTGTCAATATCGCCATCAACATAATCAGCAATAATGCCTACAAAGTCGTCATATAATTCTTCTTCAGTCAAAAAATCGTCTTTATCAATGATTTCATCATTCAACTGAAAAATTAAACCATGCATAATTATTTCTCCTTTCATTTTTCATTGATTTTTAAAAATTACTGCGTTATAATGGACGTAGCAGGACATTGCCTGCTTGACATTTCGCCTTTTATTTTAAATATAAGAGCTTCATTCCAAGCAATAACGCTAGTATAGTCCAGTATACTAGCGTTATTACGTTGGCATTGTACCCAAACAGCTCAAAGATCATGTCAATGAGCGTTGCAGTACAATATTCATGAAGCTCTTTTAACGTATGTGGCACCTGTTCAGGCGTCACAGTACGCTTCTTCAACTTTTAAAAACCTCCTATGTTACAATCACTTTCATAGGCATCATCCTCCTTTTATTTTTTTTGATAAAAAATGGCACGCTTTTTTACGTGCCTTTCCACCTTTATATTTTTTTATACAAGCAGGTTATCCTGCCTATTATTATGTCCATTATAACGCAGAAAAAGGTATGCGCATACCTTGAAAAATTTGGTAATACATGCACATACCTTTCTTTCTAGACAATATCCACCTTTTATCACTGTGTACCAAATCATCAGGTCGGCAGTGGTACACACTTATGCAATCCTCCAAAATATACATATCCGCTTTTTACGGCAGAGGGATATGATGCCGTCAAGTACACTGACAACCACTCTTTCGTATCCTTCCTTCCGCAGTGAGAGTGGAACGGAATCTTTAATGAAAGGATCGTACTTTTTATGTCAGGTTAACCTTGAATTCTAACTTATTATATGCTCAAAAAATTTTAAATGTCAAGGAAAAATTAGCAAAAAAATAAGCAGGCAATTAAAGCCTACAACAGCTACCGAAAAGAATCAAAAAAATTCTCTAGAATAAGTTATATTCCATAACTAGACTTATTGGACTTATATGTTATTATATAATATTTTTGTGTTCTGTTAATATAAAAAAACAGCCAGTATAGAAATTATACTGGCTGTTTGTTCTGCTTTCTAGTTTTTTCTAAACATATTTCTTTAATAGTTTTGTTATCATCTGTTTTTTCTGTAATGTCAATACAGTTTATATCGATATTATTAATATTTGTTTCGTAAAATATTTGATATGTTTTATCTTCTTTAATAACATTACTGCAAATCAATGTATACTTGTCAGGATATTTAGGGAAAAGTTGGTGCATCTTATTAATTAAGTCTTGCTTTGTTATCATATTGTTTTTTTGTAAAAATTCTTTTACTTCAGGATCAAGTATTAGTTTCATAAACAACACTCTCTTTCTTTTTTATATTATCGAAAGAGTGCATAAAACACAAAAAGAGTATGCACTTTTTCGACCAAATGCATACTCTCTATTAACTTAATTATATTTTAGCATTATTAACAAATTTGTCAAGATAATTCTATGATTATGTCGCTAACATTTTTTGCAATAAAATCTTTACCTTTGTCGACAATTGTTATTATTTTTATTAGATCACTTTTTTTGATTATTCCTACTACTGTGATGTTTGAAAATGTATCTTTAATAACAAATTTATCTCCAACTTTTAAATTGCCTAATTCATCTTCAGCACTTTTTATGTCATTTGGTATCAGTTCCATTACAATATCTCTATCATCAACTCTATCAAAAGCATGTCCTGAAAAAACTATCCAAACATCACAACCCCACAATTCTATTAACATTATTTTTCTCCTTTCCTTCACAATATTAAAGGCACGTATTAAGCCTTGTTAAAGACTTTTACGTGCCTTTTTCACCTTTATATATTTTTTTATGATGCTTTTTGAGCCTGATTGTAGGCTTCGATAATTTTTTCTATGATCTCATCAAACTCAATTAAGCCCGTAAAAAACATGTTACGATCATGTTCATGAAATGCTCGATCCACTTTTGCCATTGCCTTATCATGTAAATTTGAAAGTTTTTTATTATTGCCAGAAGTCCATGCAATAGCACAGACATTCTGACCTGTGTATTTTTTTGAAAGTCTTTGTAAGTACGTTGATAGGTACTTAAAGGCTTTATCATCGTTCCATTCAGGCATAAAAAGCAGCAACTCCTGCTTTTCTAACTGCCTGATTCTGTTTTTGTATTGTAATATTTTTTGATAAGGCATAGAATAGGCATAAGCAAGTTTGTTTTGGACTTGTTCTAACTGTGTCATGAATTTTCCTCCTTTACTAATTTATGAAACAAAATCAACAGAAACAAATTTGTCTTTTCCCTTAAAATGCTGTAATTCTTCGAGTGATAATATTCCATCAGGATCGGACAAATCTGTGTCATGATCTAAAACAAGGACTTTTACATCCTTAAAATTGGCATAAATATTTGTCACGAGACCTCTCTCAACTTCAATAATTATTTTTTTCATAAAAATCCTCCTTTTTTTAGACGGCTTTTTTGTTTGTTCTGATGATATGTTTAAATTCCTCTACTGTCAGCATATCTTTTAAAATTTGATACGCTGCTATTTCTAAATAGCTGCGTATCTTACTCTTTTTATATCTTTCTTTAAGCTCGTCTAATGTCGTAACAGAGTCGCAGTCATGGCAGTAAATGGCACGCACACGTCCTTTACCGCCAACATAAGCAAAATCCTTGCAAGCGTGAAGTGAACCGCAAGCAGGACAAACTGCATCGTACTTGATTTTCGGTTTTGTAATCATAAAAAATTCCTCCTTAAAATTTTTTAAAAAGTAAAGTGCAGGAGTTAGGTTTCCTGCATTTCTTCCTTTATAATTTCAATAAGGTTGTCTTCAAGGTCTCTGTAAAAACCTTCCTTGTTAGGCTTTTCTCGTAATTGAAAAGCTTGATAAACAGCTTTTAAACTACTGCAATTTATTTTAGTTATAAACATATGGTGTATTATTTTTATTTGTTTATCTTTTTTGACTTCAATCAAATCATTGGTGAAAATGTCACGATAAAAGCCTTCTTTAGTAGGCTTCTCTAAAAATTGGAAGTCTTGTGCAATTTCTTCTATTTTTGAATATTGTTTTGGAAGAGTTTCAGAAAGATAAGTTCTGACTATATACATAAAAAAATTCCTCCTTAAAATTTATTTTTTTTAAAAGCAACGTGCAGGAATTAGACTTCCTGCACGTTTTCTAAAACTTTATATGACACTAGTTTTTCAAAATGGTTGTCAGCTGGTTCAAGTTCGTATTCAATCAAAGTTTTGCCTGTTAGCTGCTTAACAGTGTCATCTTGTGATGTTATGCTGTGTTTTTCGCCTTTGTCATCAATACAGGTTAAGAAATGGAATATCTCACCTGTATCATTTTTTTTCAAAGTTTTAATAGCCGTAACTTCTAATTGCCCATACTTTGCATTTGCTGTTGTCTCACCAAACGGATCATCAATGTTATCTACAGGCTCAAAGTCTGGCAGATCTTCCATATCTTCAAATTCATTATCTACATCAGGCGGAAACAAATCTTCAGGTACATCATCACTGTAAGGTAATTCAGGTTCTGCAATACCTTTTTCTGTTACAAATTTCTTTACAGGTTCTTTTTCAGGCTTTATATTAATCTTTTGCAAAGGCTTATATAAGTTTAAAACGTAAATAGTTTTAGGATAACCATTTACAGTAACCTGCATAGGACGTAACGTTAATTTCAAAGGAATATTGGCAATATGTCCGTTATTTTGAAATTTTATTAGTTTAATTGCTGTATTAACTTCTAAAATTGAGTTGTATGATGATGTGTCTACCTGAAATACTCCTCCAGGTATTTCGGCAATGTAGAATTGCAGGTTTCCGACCTCTTTACATTGTTTCTTTTGGTAGTATGGACAATTTTTATATAGACATGCAATCTCTTTTTTTTCTCCTGTCTTTGGATCTGTTTCAACAGCTTTTTCTCCGTCGCCTTTACATACTAATGTTCCTCCTGCGTAGCGTTTAAGCCACTGTGGGAAAAATTTTTCTGGATCGTCCAATGGAAACATAATATTCAGTTCTTTTGGACGATTTCCATAAATTTCATGGAACTTTTCAGCAATTTCTTTAGGTGTGTTTGCATCCTCATGAACAACAAAATAATCTGTTGCACTAGGATACAAATTTCCGCTTTTTTCTGATGTCTTTTTTTCTCCTAAATGTATTTTACCTAATCTTGCAATCTTGATCCTATCTGTTAACCCTTTGATCATTTTTACATCTCTCCTTTTAAAATTTTTTATAAAAAGAAAAACAGGCTTTTTTAAACCTGTTTCTCTTTGATTTGATTGATTGTGTGTTCTACCCATTCCGAAATATCATCACAAACTTTTGAAAAACTTTTTCTGAACGGGTATTTTTCTGATATTATAGTTTTTATGTCACTGTCTTCTGGTAACGAATCCCAGTCTGACAGCAACATATATGCTGCCTGTTCAAACCTTTCAAGTGAGTCTTTAAAGTTATTTTCTGCGATTGCGTTGTTCATCGCAGCAAGAATTTCGTCTACTTCTCTATCCACAGAAATTCCTCCTTTATAATTCAAATATTTCTTGACCATGCCATTCTTTTAAAAGCATGGCATTGTATTTTTTAATTTTCTTGTATCTTTCTATTGATTTTTTTATAGTTCTTAGATGTTCTTGAAAAACACTCTCGAACATGTAATCATTGATATAAAGACCCGCATTTTTGCCGTCTGAATCACGCAAGAGTATTTCGTTATTTTGTGGATTGAAGTAAAAATAAGGATAACCTTGAAGATAATTTATTGGCAATTCCTCTTTTGTTTTTATGCCTTCAATAGAAATTATTTTCCTGTAAGGCGTAAAATCTTTTACGCTTTTTTCTGTTACAATTTTTATCATTCAAAAACACTCCTTTTATTTAATCTCAAATTCAGCAGGCTTATTCTCAATGCCAATACCTTCGACAACCTCGCCTGTATCAGTCAAAATAATTTTGCCTTTATCAACCGTCAATTTTTTCTTAAATTCTGCCCAATTTATGTCCTTTTTGATTTTTATATAATTAGGCGCATTTTGTTCGATCCACGTTAGTAAAATTTCGTCATCACGCCTAAATTCAGGCTTTTCAAACTTCTTAACAAGCTTGCCTGAAGGCAGGCTGTAAGACAGTTGAGTCTTGCTTTTAGTAAGCAGTTTCGGATCGAGACTGTCAAAGTACTGTTGAAGGCGTGATGTGTAGAAGGCAATATTGTTGTCTATTGCTTTCTTTTCTTTTTCGTACCATTCGTCGAGCATTGCCTTTTTGTTCTCGACGAACATTTTTTTTCTTTCTAGTTCTGCCTGTAAAGTTTTGATTTTGTTTATTGTCCAGTCGGCATAGTTGTCGTCATGGATACCTTTATCGTCTGTAAACTGCTTTTCGGTATCCTTTAAAAATTCTTCTTCAAGTTTAACAAAATCTTCCATCATTTAACATCCTCCTTTTCTTTTTGGACATCTAAATGTCCTACGTAATAAATAACAAGGCAAGCAAGACTAATCACAAGCCATAAAGGCATTTTGATGAAAATCATGTCAATTTCTCCTTTCATGTTTTTAAAAATAAAAAAAAGACGAACCTAATTAAGTCCGCCTTAAAGTTCATCAATAATTTGTCTCTTGAAACTTTTATAATCAAGGAATTCAAACAGTAAAAGTAAAATTAATGCGCTATCATATTCGCTTTTTATGACTTTTTTGTTTATAATTTTAGGATTTTTAAAAGTCATATCTTCCGCAACTGTGAAAGCATTGTTCAGACGGTTTGTCATGCCTACAAAACTTAGTGTAAGTTTAACATAATCCATAAATTCTTCGTCAATTTTGCCTTCTAAAAAATCATTAAGAACTTTTTCATCAATATCCATTTCAATTTCTCCTTTCATGTTTTTTAAAACTAATTAAGTCCGCACTTTATTTGCATTGTGACCAGCCACAAAACGGGCAGTACATACAGCCTGATTCTGGAACAAGTTTTGCACCGCAGTCAGGACAGGTAGCAAGGCTATTTTGTGTCCGTGTTTGTTTTTGTTTTTGTGAGTTTGTTTGTATATTAGCCATGTTTTATCCTCCTTTTTTGGAAATTAGTAAAGGTACGTCTGTATCTGTTGACGTACCTTTTGATTTTCTTTGTGTCTGTTGTATGCTTTTTTGGAACCTGCAATCCGTGTGACTGGATTTAATTCGCCCCAGTCACCACGAATGGACTTATAAATTTCAAGCATACTTTTGTTAGACTTTACAGTTTCCTTTTTCATTTTTTTAACACTCTCCTTTGTTTAAAAAATAAAAAAGGCATATTCAAAAACCTGTTTCGCCTTTGAATATGCCTTATATAAAAAGGTATGCGCATACCTTGAAAATTCTGGAAGTATGTACGCATACCTTGTTGCCTTATTTATCCACCTTTTATCACTGTGTACCAAAATATCAAGTCACGCAGTGGTACACATTTATGCCTTCCTCCAAGAAATATACATATCCGCTTTTTACGGCAGAGGGATATGATGCCGTCCAAGTTCACTAGCAACCACTCTTTCGTATCCTTTCTTCCGCAATGAGAGTGGAACGGAATATATAACGAAAGGATCGTGCTTTTTATGCTAGGTTAACCTTGAAATTCTAACTTATTATATGTTCAAAAATTTTATTTTGTCAAGGAAAAAATAACAAAAAAAATAAGCAGGTGATTAAACCTGCTTAAGCCATTTAAGGTTTTTATTTGTCTTATTTATTTTTGCCTTGCAAGGTGTTATAGTGAATCCACGACCTTTTTTCCCTGCAAGGACTATATAATGGTCTGGTGTTTCTTCCAAAATATCTAATATAAAAATGCCGTCTACAAGTGCTAATCCTTTTTGATACACGTTCTTATACCAGCGTATAAAAGGAACTGACACTGTTATTTCCGTTGAGTTACCAGACCATTTGCCATTTCTACTCCAAACACGCCAACTCCTTTGTTCTATATTAGGAGTTTTGTCGTTAACAACAGTAACGATATTTTCAGAATCTACCCAGCGGTTATTGGCAAACCGATAGGTAGATTGTTTTAAAATCAAAAATTTTATTGTTTCGTTTATTTTTTTGTATATTTTTTTAGCTAAATGAATTTTTAAATTAATACTCTTATAGTTTTTTGTTTTTCTTTTTTCATGAATTTGAAGTCTTTTGCTAAGAAATTCTTTTAAAGGAATTTCTTCTTTTGCAAAATTTATTTTAGTTTCTTTTTTGGGATTTCTTAATTGGTATAGCACTTTTGCACATTTACTTATTTTGTCTGTGCCTAGCTGCATAAGTGCTATTTCTGCTTCGAGTTCTTCTTTTGTATGATTTAAAAAGATTAATTGTCCTTTGTCATTAACAAATATTGTATGCTTTTTGCGCATACAACTGATCTCAAACTTTTGCATTTTCTTGCTTCCTCCTTTTTATGTAGCGTTGAATCCTTTTTGCTTCTGCCTTGTCGTATTCGACTGATAGTTCTGTTGGTAGTGGACCGCCATTACGCCAGTTTTGCAATATCATATAGCATTTACAAGGCGTTCCGCCAAGCTTTTCTAGTGCACCTTCTGCCTTAAGTTCAGCTTTTGTATGATTATAAAAAATTAATTGTCCTTTTTTATTAAGTCCTATTTCATGAACTTTACCTTGACAAATGACCATTGCTTTCATCACAGTTCCTCCTTGTATTTATGAAAATTAATCATATAATCAGGATATTTATTGCGTATATATTCGCAAAAATATTCCATATCTTGTTCATCATTAACGCCATATTCAGAAAGTACTTCAGATATTTGTGTAAAATTTGAAAAGTACATTTGAGTATCTAATGATTTTAATTTATCAACAAGAAAATTCCAAGGAAGATCCGAATTGCAATAAAATTTAAAAATATAACGTTCTGGAAAATATTTACCTGTTATATCAGTATTAATATATATTTCATGTCCTGGTTCTTCCGCCTTTACAACGAAGTTTAAATTATACATGTCAGCGATTTTGTTATATGCATCTATCATAGGTTTCCATGCGTCTAAAGTCGACATAAGTAAAGTATTTTTTGACGTTATATGAATGTTTTCAATAAAACTTCTGCAAAATGGTCTATATTTTTTGGAAACGCATTTGTATAAAAACAATCTTCCTAACTAGTGTTGATCGCCTTCGTTGATTTTCTTATCAGCTTTCTGCCAGTCGTCATAAAGTTTTTTGGTATTTTTACCTATAAAAACAACTTCAGTATCGCACCAATATGTAGTCATAATTTAATTCCTCCTTTAAAAATTTAAAAGGACAGTTAGTCTGCCCTTATCAAAACTTTTTTTGCCCATGAAGGTACTTGCCATGTTTCATTTTCTAAATCCAACAAGCCTGCAATGACTTTCATTTTTTGTGGAGGTGTATCTGGCCATGGAGTATAACCGTCTGTCAGGACTATACATACGTTTGGTCTCGGCTTAAGACTCATAGCAGCTTTAATGCCAACTCCCATGTCTGTTCCTCCACCGCCTTCAAGTTCTGCTTGTTTAATATCAGTGATCTTTTTACTGACATGCACTTCCGCATCACAGGCAATATAATGAACACCATTTTTAAGTCCTACTGACTTCAATATTCCATCAATTTCTGCCAATGCCTGTGAAAGCATGTTGTCAGATACACTTCCAGATGTATCTACGACAACTGCCACACTTATAGAAGGCTGTCTTAAAGACGGCATTATAATGTCCTTATAAGAACGTCTTGAAGGTTTACTGTATGAATAATCAATGCAGCCTGCTACGTTTGAAATAGTGTTTTTTATAACAGTGGCAAGTTCTTTTTTCCAATTCACTTTAGGTTTTAATTTTTTATCTGCCCATCTTTTTAAATGAGCAGGCACATCGCCACGTTGCATACTTGCCTGTTGTATGGCAACTGCAACGTTTCTGCGTATAAGTTCTGCTTCGCTTTCTGTGATGCCTGGCTGTTCACTTTTTCCTTCAGGTAGTTCCCAATCTTCAAGTTGACCTGTTGCGCATGAACCGCACCGTCCTGAACCTGGAAGCGGAGAATTTTCATTGTTACCTAATCCACCTGGAAGAGGAAGCTTGAAAGTATGGTCTTGTTGTTGCATTTGCTGTTGACTTTGTTTGTCTTGTTCTTGTTGATCCTGCAAATCTTGTTGATCCTGTTCTTGATGGTCTTGTTCTTGCTGGTCTTTTTTTCGTAGTTCTTGTTTTATTTGCATAAGCAAAACAGCGTATTCTTCTGCAAGCAAGTTTTCAGGCAAACCAAAAAGTTCACGTGTTATAATGCCTTTCGGCATAGTTACTCCTTCATCTATTAAATCATTATTCACTTCAATATCTGCTGCAATATTTGCTATTTTCTTTGGAAAGTTTTTCATGCGCTGGTTGTGCTGCCTTAAAAGATGACATATTTCGTGATAAAGCGCACCAGAAAATTCATCTATTGTCAATTTATCGATATATTTTGGATTATAATAAAGTCTCCAGTACATATCAACCGCCATCGTGCCTTTTTTAAATTCCACTGGCTGCAATGCCCACAAGGCACTAGCAAGGTACGGTCTCTCCTTTGCAAGTTTCAATCGAGCTGCCTGTAACTGCATTGGAAGTGTCATAGCAATTCCTCCTTTACAATTTGCCACTCGTTGTTATTTTTCTTAAATTCAATACCATAGGTTTTGTTTTTAGCAGTAAAATCTGTTGCCAAAACCAGACAAATGTTTTCTCTTATTTCTGTATGTGCTTCAACGGAAGTAATTAATTTATTTTTGATTACTCCACCTTTAAAGTTTTTATAAATTTTCCACCAGTCATGATGAAGTAAAACGGAAAATACATTGTTAAGATATGCAAATGCTATTTCTATATCAAAAACAGGTCGTAGAAGATAATCATAGTGTGTATATATGTTAGTATGCATAATTTGCGCTTTTTGTCTTCTTAAAGTTCTTTTAGCAAGCTTTATTGAAAGATTCATTTGACGTTCCATGTATAATTTTTGAAATTCTTTAATGTGTCCATATTTTTTAATATTTTGCAAGTTTATTATTCTTATTCGTTGATTTACAATATTGTTTACTATTCTTGCAGTATGTTTGCTTTTCATTTCTTCTATTTCATCTTTTAGCTCTTTTCTTTTAACTTGTTTTTTTCTCCATTTATATAAAAACTTCAGGCATCCGCAAGGTTCTGCGCCAAGTTCGAATAAAGCCTGTTCAGCTTTAATTTCAGCTTTTGTATGATTAAAAAATATTAATTGTCCTTTTTGATTTAAACCTATTTCGTGCAGATGCCCTGAACATCTAACACGAATTTTTTTGATAACCTTGTTGGACATTTTAATCCTCCTTAAAAAAACTATAAGGCAGGATGTAGACCTGCCTGTTAATTATTACTTAATGTTTTTAGTGCTTTTATGGATTCTATTGTTTCAAGTAGCCCTGAAGGTGTAGATGGAGGTATAAATTCATGTTCGTTAAGCGTAGGTGTATATGCATATATATAATCAGGTTCAGAAGAATTATAATTTTTAAGTATTTCATTTAATAGTGGCGGTATATCACCTAACCACAAATTTAAATCTTCATTTAATTTTCCGTACATGCTAATGTGAATATGTGCTGTATTATATACGTATTTCCACACAGGATTTGACAATACAGTCAAATAATAATCTTCTGCGCCTGAAGTACTGACATACCTTGACACTAGCCAAGGATTTTTTCTTGACAAATGCAGTTTTTCTGCTTCTTTCTCCCATCCTTCTTTTAAACCTGCATTTAAAATTGATAACAAAAATTCGACTGGCAAAGCATTGCCTCTTAATGAAGCAATTGTAACTTTATTTGTTGCTTCATCACGCTTAAGCCCTAAAATACCACCTTGTTCTTTATTTTTGTTTTCCCAATGAATATGTTTAATCATTATCATTTTGAAATTCCTCCTTTTTTTTTATTTTTAAAAAAAGTAAGGCAGAACTTATGTCTGCCTTATAGCAATCCAGATTCTTTTAATAGTGGTATAAATTCCTGTATTTGTTTGGTTGGCAGCGGTAAATTCGACTTACGTGCTTGTGCTAATGTTCTTACACTTGCAGCAGCTACGTCCTTTCCGCCTTGCTTTGCTGCGTTTGCAAAGATGTCCCAAGCAGCCATCCAACGTTCTTTTGTCAGGTTTTCTACGGCTGCTGTTGCAACTGATGAAAGCACTGCATAAGCTTTGTCGCCACGTGTTGGAAGCTTAAAATTATTAGGATTTTTTAGCAAATCTTCAGGATCAGGCAGGTCAAGGTCTTTCAGCCATGACAAAAACTCTATGCCTGTTCCTTCACCAACACAGCCAATGACAAGCGTATTTTTAACGTCATCATCAGCATTAACCGAGTCACACGCTGTCATTAAGTACGCTGCCATTTCCCACGAACGTGGACTTGCCCATGCACGTACTTCTTCTTTTGGAACTTGCAAAAGTAGATGTGGGCGCAAATGTATGAAGCTTGAAATAAGGCTTTTATTCTGTCTTAATGTTTTTTGCCAATCTTTTGGAAACTTTTTGACTTTGTTTGTTTCAAAGCCGTTTGTAAAGCCTTCTATCCAAGCTTCTGCGTTTATGTTCCAGTCAATGTGGCAAAACCTGTTAGCAAGTGGTGGTGTTAAATCCCAACCGCCTGCTGCTTCTTCTGGTGGATTCGCTGCTGCCACAATTGAAACATCGTCAGGCAATTTTAAATCTCCAACAGTCTTGTCAAGGACAACTCTTAAAAGTGCAGCCTGAACTGCTGGAGGTGCCGTTGAAATTTCATCCAAAAACAATAGTCCTTTTCCTGCTTCTGCTAATTTTTTCGCCCATGCAGGAGGTGCCATTTTTACGCTGCCATCAACGACAATAGGCAATCCTGAAAAATCAGCAGGCTCTCTGATTGACGCTATAACGACTTCCGTTAATAAACCTAATTGTTCACCTAAAGCTGTTATAGCACTAGTTTTGCCTGTTCCTGGTGAACCCCATAATAGTACTGGAACACCTGCCTGTACTGCGATTGACAATGCTTCTACTTGATTTTTCATAAAAAAAATCCTCCTTTAAATTTTTTTAAAAAATAAAAAAGGCTTTTGTTAGCCTTGTTTTTTAACGGTTTTTGAAATTTTTCTTAAAAGATTATTTAAAAGTTTCGTATGTTTGAAATTTTTTATGTTTATATAGTAAAAAATGAATTTGAGCTATAAAATTATAAAATAATTGTTTTATTCTGTGATTAACAATTGCAAAAGCATATCCAGATTCTGAACTATTAATAAATTTTTTACCGCAACTGCATATAATATACGTCCTTATCATAATACTCCTCCTTTTAAAATATTGTCCACCACACGTCGTAGATTTTTTTATATGACGTATTATTGATTTTATCTGCCTTATTTATATTATTGTACCATCTGCGAGCTTTTCTTCTGGCATAAAATCTGTATTTGCCAGAATTAATGTAGTTCCTTTTCCATGGCTTCATACTTTTTATCCACCATGGAGCTTTTACTTGCAAGTGTTTGTATTTACTTGCAAGTTTTTGTTTTCTTTGTTTTGATTTTTTTACTTTTTTGTTTAAATGATTAGTAAGTTTTTCTTGATTGATTTCTTCGATTTCATTAAACATTCTTTATTCTCCTTTAATTTTTAAATGAGGCACATCGGCTGTGCCTTACAAAACTCTAACCTTCACAAACTGGAAAGAAAAACCGTCAGGCAGCTTTGTACTGCCTTCAGGCAGCCTTCCGCCGACAAGCTGCGCAACCACAAGAACGTCATCTGGTGTAAGATGAACATTTATGCGGTTACATGGAACGTCAAGACCAAGTATATCCGAAAGGACTGCTGCTGTGTCTTGATGTCCAACTGCGCTGACAAAACCTTCTTTTAAAATTTGACGAACCTCATCTAACGTCAAAGGCTCAACCTCGACGTTAGATGTTCTCTGCAAATCTAACATTTGCAGAGAAAAAGCATTTGACAAAATTACTGACATAAAAACTCCTCCTTTTAATTTTTTTGCAGTGGGGATGAAACAATAAAAAAAAGACTTTTACAAAGTTTTTCACACCTTGCAAAAGCCTTTCCGCCAACAGTGCATCACGCTGTTGACATGCCCATACAGTGTCACACTGACACCGTTAAGTACTCATCAGGTAGACAGTTTAACGTATAGGACGATACGTCTGCCATTCTGACCGTTAGGCTGTTCGCTAACGGAATGATGCAAATCCGCCTTCCTCACGTGGGAGCCTTTCCCTTTTTCGGTTAGCCTTGTCCCGAAAAAGTCCTCTGGATGCTCCTTCTCATTACTGGCACTGTCCAGAGCTTTGTCAGGAGTGCTTTCTCGGTAGCAGGATCGTCCTAACCCGATTTCCCTGCCTTTCTACCCAGTTGGTATTGGTGCCACGTTTCTCAGTTGCCATGACGATTAGACCGAAACGTTGGGCTTGCAAGAAACCAACAAACTTGCACTGGTGAAGTGCCATTTCACCTTTATATTAAGTGCAAATGCAGCGGTCTCCTTTACTGACCTAACCTGCATTGATATGAACATTTCAGTTCATATCTTTTCCCTGAACAGGAATTGCACGTACAGGATTTGCACCTGTGTTTCTGCAATGCACTTAAAGCTCCGTTTTATCGGTGCGATTGAGCCACCGCTAATGTCTGATCAGCAACCGTTCTTAGGCTTTCTTTTATGTCTATTACTGTAAATGAACGGTACAGTAATAGACAACCTTGCTGGAAAAGATACCTACTTTTTTATGCTGATCTCAACATTAGATTTTCTAATTTAGTATATGCACAAAATTGTTAAAAATCAATAGTTTTTTAAAACAAAGACAACTGATAATTATTCTCAATACGTTTTGTGAAAAAAAGCAGGCTCCACGCCTGCGATTAAGCTTTTCTAATAATTCTCTTCAGTATTCCGCTTACATACTGTTTATTTTTGTTAATGTACGTTATGCGTACTGTCACTTTGTCACCACGTTTAGGCACATCTTTCCAATACGTGTTGGGGCATAAAACGTCTATACCTTGTTCAAGATTTACAAAATAGCCATATCTTTTTACGCCTTTTACTGTACCTAAATATTCACCTCCTTTTACGTATTTTGTGCCTACTGTTAAGAATGGATTAGGCTTTGTCTCTTTTATTGAGACTTTTATTATGCCTTGTTCAATGTCTAATTCTGTTATTTTTGCCTGAACCTTATCACCCACTTGCAAGAGATCGTTAATGTTGTCTATATAACCATAGTCTATATCTTCTTTTGGTATTCTTGTTTCAATGCCATAAGCTTCAGCTATTACACTGTTTTTTCCAACAGCGTCAATTCTTATTTGTATAATGTCGCCTACATTGTGTTTTGGTAATTCGAGTTTCCTTCTTAATGCCATTGCGAATTTTCTTGAGCCTACTGCTATTTCTCTGTCAGTGTCAATGCCACGTACAACAAAGTCTATCTCTGCACCTATCATTGAACGTACTATTGTGACATCTTCTCTCGGCAGTCCCATCTCTTCAAATGGAATCAATACCTTTGCACCATTGTAGAAAACTACCGCACATTCTTTTGCTTCATCACCTCCTATTTTTACTTTTTCAATTGCGCTTAACTCTCCTGTCAAGATTTTGTTTGTCTGTCTTGATGCATAAATGTCTTGCCATCTTTCGTCTATCATGTTCATCTCTCCTTTACAAAATTTTTTTGGACATAAAAAAAAGACAGGCGTTAAACCTGTCTTATCCACAGAAAAAGGTATGCGCATACCTTAGTTGTTAATAGTTTCACTCATTTCGCGGTCCAATATTGTTTCTATAGTTTCATTTAAGTTTGAAAGGACTATTTTAAAGTTCTCTAAAGTTTCAGGATTACACTTCTTTATATCTTCAGGATAAATCTCCATAAGTTTTAAATGAACTTCATCAAGAAGCTTTATAGCATCTTTTATTTTTCTGTCATCTTTGATTTCAATCTTGCTGTTTTTGAGTTTTTCATATTCACGCCTTAAACTTAAAAGTTCATTGTAAGTTTCTTTAAATCTTTCTTCAGACTCGATTTGTGCCTTTTTAAGTCTTTCCAGTTCCTGCTTTATGCTGTCAGGCACTACTTCAACTTTTTCAACAGTTCTATTTTCAAGTTCTTTTAAACGCTTTTTATTAAGCTCTATTGCTGCTTCATATTGCTTAATTAAATTTTCTTTCTGGCTTATTTCATTTTCCTTGTTTTTTAATTCCAGTTCTTTTGCTTTATATGCTTTTTCAAGTTCGTTTATTTTTGATAGAAGTGACTGTTGGTCTCTTTCAGCTTCTTCTTTTATTTCTCTTATTTGTTCTGCTGTCATTTTGTTTATATCGTCTCCGAGAGCATGATAGAGTTTGCTTTGTACTTCCTCATCGAGCAATGCAAGCTGCATCGCTTCTGTTGTTGTTAGCTTTTTTTCTTCTACAAGCTGTTGGAGTTCTGGTATTAGATCGTTAAGCTTATATAAGCGTTGTAGTTGTCTTACTGAAATTCCCAAAATATCAGCTAAATATTTTTGGTATTTTTTAGGTAATGATTGCGACATTATGTCGCTTTGACCTCCTAAATTTTGTAAATCACCTCTATATCCACCTTTCCTAATTCCATATATTTCATATAGCTTTAATAGACATCTTGCTGATTTCATAGGATTAGTATTGCCTATACCACGCTGTCTTAAATTTGTCTCAATCAGTTCTTTTAAAATCCAATCATTTGCACTAATACCGTCTTTATCTACGTACTCATGCACTTCGCATGGCACTTTTGGTAAACCTAATTCTTTTGCTGCACGTAGTCTCTGGTGTCCTGCTACAACCACATAGCAGTTTTTTAATTCTTCTTCAGTCAGTTCTGTTATTTCTACGTTTTTGTCTGTTTCATTTTCTTTAAGAGGTTCAGGTACATAATTTTTAGTAACAATAAGTGGTTCTATTATTCCACTTGTTTCTACGCTTTCTAAAAAGTCCAGCCATGCCTGTCCTTCTATGTCATCAAAATAGATTTTATTTAATGGGTGCGGTTTAAGTAAATTAACGTCCAACATTTCTGTTATTCTATTAAGTTTATCTTCCATATCAAAAACTCCTTTCTTAAGATTTTTTCAGGCATAAAAAAAGCAGGCTTAATGCCTGCTTAAAAATACTTATAAATAAAGTCCACAAATTCTTTTTCGTCTATTTCTTTTCCGTTTAGCCAAACTTTGCCGTCTTGCCAACAAGTATTCTGGAATTTTAACGTACAAAAGCCTAAATATGTGAAACTTTTTGGTATGCCTTTCTGAATAACTTTGTCTAGAAAAGCAAATAGTTTGTTTTGGAATGGACGCAAATTGCTGTTATGTTGTTTAACCTCCAAAAGCATTAGTGTCCGTTTCTTGCCGTTGAAAAAAATAAAGTCTATGTCAGACACCCAAAAACCTGTTTTGCTGTCAGGTAGATTTTCACGAATCCAGCTACTAAAAGTGAGATCTCTCTTATGTGTTATTTCAGGGCGTGTCATATGTTTACACCTACACGTCCTACTGCTATTTTATACGTTTCTTCGTCTATCTCTGCGCCAACAAATTTCCTTTTTAACTGCTTGCAGGCTTCTGCTGTTGTTCCACTGCCAGTGAACGGATCACATACAGTGTCACTCACGTCTGTAAAAAGTTCTATAAATTTCTTTACACCTGACATACTTTGCTGCCAGTCATGTCCGTCTTTTTCTCTTTGTTCTGACACAATATAATCCTGAATTGTTCTTGTGAACTTTGTTTTGCCTTTCTGAAATATCAAAACAGGCTTCCATCTGCACATAACATTTATGCCATTAACTATCTGTGTCTGACCTTCATGATACAGGCAAAACGTCCATACATAATCTATACTTTTAGAAAGCATTGATAAAACCTCAAGCAGGTGATATTGTCCTGTATACGCCACAAGATAACCGCCTTCTTTAAGTTTTTCTTTGGCGAATTTGCCTAAATCTTCCCAAAGATAAAGATATTCTGCTGGATATGGCGGATCTGTTATTATCGCATCTACCTCTTTAATGTCTTTTAGGACTTCTCGAAAATCACCATGCCTTATATCAATCACTGGAGGAAGTGTTACAATTTCTGCTTTTTTAATTTCTTCTTCTTTGCGTATTTCTTTAACCGCTTCTTTAACTTTTTGACTTCCTTGTTCTATTTTTTTAACAACTTCAGGTAGTTTTTCAGGCTCCTTTCTTGTTATTTGAGGTAAGGCTGTAATAGCATCTTTTATTTCTCCTTGCAATATTTTTTGCGCTGCAACAGGAGAAATTTCTTTGACTTTTTCGACTGCTTCTGCAAAATCGCCACAGTTTTTTATGGTTCTTGGCGAATATTTTGTTGTATCAGAAAGTTTTTCAGCCGTTTCTTTTTTGGTATTTTCTGTATTTGGCAAAGTGCAAAAGTTGCACTTTGCCACTTCCGAAATTTTTCCAGCATATTGATTTCCTCTGTTTCCTCCATGTTTTTTCTTTTGTTGGTTATAAATCTTGCCTATTAAGTATTTTCGCTGTTCATCTGTCAAATTGCGTCTGCCCAATTGGTTTTTGTTTATCCAGTCAATTGCTTCGTCTATGTCGGCAAATTCCTTTGTTATGGTCGTAAAACTTAAATTATGTTTACGTGCAATTTCGTACCTGTTGTGTCCGTCTACTAATATTTGTTTGCCATTATTATTCCAAACAATAAGCGGTTCTCTTATGCCTTCTTTTAAAATACTTTCTTCCAATAGTTCCATTTCTTCCTTTTGCAGAGGAAATAATTGATTTTTGATTTCATCCAAAATCGTTAATTCCAT